CTTGATTGTTTCCGGTAACACCTCTACAGTCCACCCATCGCAACACGCAACCCGGAGCAAGCAACATGATCGTCAACCTTCAAGTCACGCCCGTCCACTTTCGCCGCGAGTTGATCGGCTACGCAGTCGCCGGCTTTCATCGCGCCTGCAGTGACTCCCTGTGGGAGCCGATCGCTCACGAGGCAATCTTCAAGACTCAGGCCCGGGCCGAGCGGTTCCTGGCAAAGATCAAGGCCCCCGGCCGTTCCATCACATGGGCGCACTGGGGCGTGCCCTTCAGCCGCATCAGCAGCCCGGTCGACGCGTTCGACCACCGGCCCGCGTACTACAGCGTCCTCTGACCCACACCCCCGCTGCTGGTGGCAGCGGCCAGCCCTGAGGTTGGCCAGTGTCACCAAAAGGATCACCATGACCCCGGATACCGCCATCGCTACCCTGCGCAGGCAGTCGCAGACAGCCCAGCGCGTGGCCGCCATGCGTCAGCGTCGAGCCGCGGCCGGCCTGACACGCCTGGAGCTCTACGTCCACCCGGACGATCATGCGGCCGTCAAGGCCATGGCGAAGGCGCTGTCAGACCAGAGACAATGTAAGTCTGACCGTGCAAAAACGCAGTCAAAACCGATACAATCGTAATGTCCGCTGCATCTAGGCCATGCAGTTCCGCATGGTCAGATAACCCAGCGGGTTTCTGAGGAGAAGAGGAAATGGCACGCATCGTTTACGTCGTCGAGGCCGAGGGCATCCCGACCCGGCTGATCGAGGCAACGCAGAGCACGCAGGCGCTGGCATACGCCGCACGCACCACCTACGCCGTGCGCAGGGCCAGCCAGCAGGACCTGATCAAGCTGCTGCGTGAGGGCGTCCAGGTCGAGGCGTCGATCGCCGAGCCGGAGCTCTTCGAGCCCGAGCCGCAGGTCAGCATCGACAACGCCGGCAACGTCGTCACCCTGGCTGCGTGATGAGCCGGCGGATCACAGTCCAGGAGGTGGCCCGAGCGATCGGAGCCACTCTGGGCAGCCGAGAGGCGTGGTCCATTGGGTCGGCCATGGCGACCGAGTACGAGAAGCAGTTCGGCAGCCTGCCGCCCAAAGAGCTCCGCCCCAAGACCAACGGCGGCGGATCGCACTGCTTCGCCACCTACCCGCCGAGTTGGGAGCCCATGATCCGCCGGGCCATCGAGGCGGCCACCAACGCCGGCAAACAGCAAGCCGGCCTGTTCTGAGAGCACCATGGACTCCACCGACATTGAGATCCGCGCCGCCTCCTACTGCCTGCAGCGCACCTGCCACGGTCTGGCCAGGGACTGCGGCTGGTGGACAGACGGCGCCGGCAACAACCAAGCCCATACCTACAAGCCGGAGTTCGCATACCCCCACGGCCGCAACATCGGCGAGATGCTCTGCCTGATCCACAGCGAGATCAGCGAGGCCATGGAAGGCGCCAGGAAAGGCCTGTACGACGACAAGCTGCCCCACCGCCCCATGCTGGAGGTCGAACTCGCCGACGCAGTCATCCGCATCTTCGATATGGCCGGCGGACTCAACCTCGACCTGGGTGGCGCAATCGCCGAGAAGCTCGCCTACAACGCCCAGCGAGCAGACCACAAGCCCGAGAACCGCAGGCAACCCGGCGGCAAAGCGTTCTGATACCCTCACCCACCAGGAGAGAGCATCATGCCCGCCAGCAAGTACACCGTAGAGATCGCCAGGAAGATGTGTGAGCTCCTCGCCGAGGGAGTGCCGCTTCGAGAGATCTGTAGAAGGGAAGGATTCCCGGCTTGGCAGACGGTCTACGACTGGATGGTGAAGGATGATCAGGCCGTCGCTGCTGGTGGGGGCGCCGGCCTCTCCGTAGCCATCGCGCGTGCGCGTGAGATTGGCTACGACGCCATGGCCGAGGACTGCCTGCGCATCGCTGACGATGCCTCCAATGACTGGATGGAGACGGAGCACGGCCCCAGGCTGAACGCCGAGCACGTCCAGCGCAGCAAGCTCAGGATCGAGACGCGCCTGAAGCTGCTGGCCAAGTGGAACCCGAAGAAGTACGGGGAGAGGGTGGCGGTGGCCGGCGACGCCGATGCGCCGCTGAAGCTCGACGCCGAGGTCAACGCCGAGAAGCTGTTCAAGACCATCCTTGAACACGCCCAACTGACTCGGCAGGCCGCTGGCTCATAAGCGCAGGCTATGACGCCGGGCGCCGAGTGTCGAAATTCCCGGGTTGAGACCGGCGGCCCATAGGCAATACCAATGATGCGCCGCAGCAATGCGGCTGACTGGCATGCGATCACGAGACTCCCTGAGCACGAATCACCGGCTGGCCTGGAGGCTGGCGGCCGAGCCGATGACCGCGGCTGAACTGATCGAGGCTGCGCCCGGCACGACGCCGCAGATCCTGGACAACATGGTCCGCCTTAACATCCTGACGCTGCGTGGCGGTCTGTACCGCGCCGTGCCCGGGCTGGAGGTGCCCCGGCATGAGGCGCCGCGGCAGTCGATCCAGGCTGCCAGCGTCTGGGAGTACGCCCGGAGGTGCGCAGCGTGACCGACGACGAGATCGCCCAGTTCATGGGCTGGAGCCGTGAGACGACCGCTCGCATGGCGGGCGACCCCGAGTCGTTCGTCGGCCGCACGCGCAGGCTCGTAGACGAGGCTCAGAGGCGCGAGCGCGAGCGCTGGGAGGGTGCCCTACGGTCGGAGTCCAGAACGCCGCCCTGCGCCCTTCTGAAGGCCTGCAGTGGACCTCGCTGAGTCGCTGGAGGCGCCGGACGTACAGGCGGCGCTGAAGGCCTTGCCGCCGGAGAAGCGGCTGGCGTATCTCTGGCGGCTGCGGTGGCTGCAGACGGCGCACGCGCATCAGGTGCTGCCGTCGGGGGACTGGTGGTCGATCTGGCTGATGCTGGCGGGCCGGGGCGCCGGCAAGACTCGGACGGCCGCCGAGCAGATCGGCTGGTGGGCCTGGGAGAACCCGGGCACGCGCTGGCTGGTGGCCGCCCCGACGAGCAGCGACGTGCGGTCGACGTGCTTCGAGGGCGACTCGGGGCTGATGTCCGTCATCCCGGCGCCGCTGATCGCTGACTACAACAAGGCGCTGCACGAGCTCCGGCTGACCAACGGCAGCCTGATCAAGGGCATCCCCGCCTCGGAGCCCGAGCGCTTCCGGGGCCCGCAGTTCCACGGGGCATGGTGCGACGAGCTCGCCGCCTGGGACTACCTGCAGGAAAGCTGGGACCAGATCCAGTTCGGCGTGCGCCTGGGGGCGAAGACCCGGACGATCATCACGACGACGCCGAAGCCGAAGGACCTGATCATCGAACTGCTGGGCCGGGAGGGCGACGACGTCGTGGTCACCCGGGCGTCGACGTATGCCAACCTGGGCAACCTGAGCGACAACTTCCGCCGGCAGATCATGCAGTACGAGGGCACGACGCTCGGCCGCCAGGAGATCCACGCCGAGATCATCGACCCCGAGGAGGGCGGCATCGTCAAGCGGGACAGCTTCAAGCTGTGGCCGGCGGCGAAGGCGTTCCCGAAGTTCGAGTACATCCTGCAGAGCTACGACTGCGCGACGTCCGAGAAGACGCAGAACGACCCGACGGCGTCGAGCACCTGGGGCGTGTTCAAGCCGGAGGACGGGCCGATGAGCGCGATGCTGATCGACTGCTGGCAGGACCGGCTGCAGTACCCTGACCTGCGGCCGAAGGTGGTCGACGAGTACGAGACGGTATTCGAGTCTGGGACGGACGGCCGGGACCGCAAGCGGGTCGACCTGATCCTGATCGAGGACAAGTCTGCGGGCATCTCGCTGATCCAGGATCTGCAGCGGGCGCATCTGCCGGTGAGGGCGTACAACCCCGGGAAGGCGGACAAGGTGCAGCGGCTGAACATCGTGTCGCACATCATTGCGCGGGGGCGGGTGTGGATTCCTGAGTCGACGCAGCGGCCGGGGTATGTGCGAGACTGGGCGGAGCCGCTGGTGTCGCAGGTGTGTGCATTCCCGCAGACGACGCACGATGACCTCGTTGATACGCTGACGCAGGCGCTGCGATTCCTGCGCGATTCTGGGTGGCTGGAGGTTGATCCTCCGCCGCAGGACGATTGGGACGAGGACGACTACGCAGACACTGGTCGGCCGAAGAGGGAGAATCCTTATGCCGCGTGAGTCGCCGGTGGTGGCCGTTTTGGAGCGGCACGAGATGCTGGACAGGGAGGTGGAGGTGGTGGAACATCTGCCTACGCCGCTGTGCTGGTGTTTCCCGAGGCTGGAGTTTGTGGACCCGGAGACTGGCAACGAGGTGTGGATTCACCACGAGCCGCATTAGGGGTGACGATGGACTTGATGGACGACGAACTGCGCCGGGTGCTGTCTGGGTCGGTTGATGCCCCGACGGACTCGATGGCGAGAGAGCTTGCCCGCCTGCGAGTGCGCGATCGTGGTCCGACGGTGACGGAGAGGGCTGCGGCGTCGCAGCCGTCGTTCAGGATGCCGAGCTCTGGCCGGCGGCGTCCGGAGCAGCGTGGCGGTGGTGAGGCGCTGGAGGCTCTTGGCTCGACGATCCTTGGCAGTGTGCCTGCTGGGCTGGCTGGTGCGGCGGTGCTGCCTTTCCAAGGGCCTGAAGGGGCCGCCAAGACGATCGGGCGGGTGCAGGACTACCTGACCATTGACCCGCAGAGTGAGGGCGGCGACAAGGCCTTGCTGGGCATTCTCAAGGCGCTGTCGCCGTTGGGTGCGCCTGCCCAGGCTGTGGGTGACACGGCGTTGAGGCTGACGGGTTCTCCGCTGGCGGCGACCGCGGCCGAGGTGCTGCTGGATCCGCTGAACGCGGCCGGTGTGCTTGCGGCGGCCAAGCCTGCTGCGCGTGCGGCTGCGGCTGGTGCCCGGCAGGTGGGGAAGGCGGCGAAGGCCACCGGGCAGAGCCTGGGTCCGAAGGCGGCGGAGATGGCCGAGGCGTACATGCGCCGGTCTGGCATGACGCCGGAGATCACGACGTACCACGGGACGCCGCACACCTTCCCTGCTGAGCCTGGGCTGCCGCTGGGGCGGTTCCGCGCCGAGAAGATCGGCAGCGGTGAGGGCGGCCAAATGTACGGACATGGCATTTATGTCGCAGAGGCGCCCGACGTCGCAAAGAGATATGCCGAGCAACTTGCGAATCGGGATGTATCCAACCAGGGCAGGTTGAATGCTCACGCAAATGCCAGAAGGTTGGCCGAGCTACAGGGCGGAGCAAATTATGCTGCCGATGATATTCGCTTTGTGCTTGAAACAAATGACAATCATCCGCAGAAGAAGTTGCTGCAGGACACTCTCTCATTTCTCGAAAGCGGCAAATACAAAGAGCCGCTCGAAAAGTCCGGCTCTTTTTATTCTGTAGATTTGCCGGACCCAATGGTCAACCAGATGCTCGACTGGGACAGGCCGATATCTGAGCAGTCCGAACTTGTTCAGTCAATCGCCAAGAAGCTAGATACAAATCCGAGTCTTCGTGGAGCGGCGTTATACAACCAAGCGCAACTGAAGGTGGATCTTGGCGAGGGTCCGCTTGCGCCTGCGGCGTCCGAATGGTTTAGGGGGCAGGGCATCCCTGGCATCAAGTACCTAGACGAGGGCTCCAGAGGCGCAGGAGAGGGCACGCGCAACTTTGTCGTGTTCCCGGGCGAAGAGGACAAGCTGACCATCCTGCAGCGCAACGGGCAGCGGTTGGATGCAGAAATATACAAAGAAAAGTTGTTGTCCACATTGCCGCAGATAGTGCAATTTTTCGAGAAGAATTCCAAAGGCTGGAGGCCCAGTGAAAAAGAAATGCTGGCCTCAGTTGAGGCTGGCTACACCGTCATGAAACATACGGGTGACGTCAAACAAGCGGGCAAGGCGGTGATGGATGAGCTAAACACTCTATATCGTATGAGTGAAGGGCAGAGTGGCCTGCAGCGCAACAACGAGCGCCTACCCAAGACGGACACGCCAGCGTTCAAGCAGTTCGCGGGAGGCGCCCCGGTTGTCTCGCTGGGCAGCGCGTCCAAGCACGAGTTCCAGACCGGCAAGCCGGTGGTGATCGAGGGCTTGCACGGCACCAAGTTCGACTTTGCGGAGGTTGACCCAGCCAAGTCGAGCGCTGGGTACTTCATGACTGACCGCCCGGTCGTGTCGAACGAGTACGCTGGCGTGTACCCGGAGGGGCGGGGTGGCGGGCACTTCCCGACGGGCGGCAACGTGCAGCGGTCGTTCGTGCGGATGGACAACCCGCTGTTTGTCAACGCGCGTGGGGCGAGCTTCAACCGGCTGGACACGCGCGGCGTGCCGGGGTTTGGTCTGCCGATGTCGAACACCGACATGCTGAACCAGTGGGCCAAGCAGCAGGGCTACGATGGGGTGATATACAAGGACCTGCGCGACTCGATCTCTGCGCCTGGGGGCGGCAATGCCCCGGCGTCGAACGTGTTCGTGTCGTTCAAGCCCAACTACGTCAAGTCGGCGACGGGCAACCGCGGGACGTACGATATCCAGCAGCGTGACATGACAAAGGCCGATGGTGGCCTGATTGGAGAAACCATGAGCTACACCACTGCGGCCGACACCATTGCTGACAAGCTGATGCGCCAGGGCATGGATCCTGACCAAGCGTTCATGACGGCGCTGCGGATGTCTGACGCGCGGATGAAGGCTGGTGGTGCTGTGCTGATGGCGAACGGCGGAGATACGGAGCGCGAGTTGACGCTCCAGGCCCGCAACCGCAATCTTGCGGCGTTGGACCGCGCTCTTGCCCCGAGGGCTCGCAAGACCTGGGACGGCCCGATGCCGAACCGGCCGGTGGTCAATGGCAAGGTGATGGTGAGCGCTGAGGAGCTCGCCGACTTCCGGCGGCAGTTCGGTGCGAACATGACGTTGCGGGACCTGCTGAACGCTGACAAGGGGCGTGGCCCGTCTGGGGCTATGCCGGCCGCCAGAGGCGCTCAGGGCGCGAATGTGGCGCCCAGGGGCCCGCTTATCCGTCCTGATGAGGCTGCAACGCTGCCACCTGTGGGGCTGTCGGACATCCCTGGCTTGGTCATGCGTGGCATGGCGGAAGGGGCGGAGCGCGTGCCGGCCGGTCGTGGGGCTGGGGCGGCGTTTGTGGGCGCTGCCTTGCCGCGTGCTCTGTCTGCTGGGACGACTGCGGCGAAGACGCTGCGCGATCACCCGTCGATCTCGCCTGAGCGTCGTCAGATGCTGAAGGAGATGGAGGACTACATCAGCGGGCTGAACCAAGCCGATCGGCCGGCGGTGGATCCCAAAATCCGTGCGCTGGAGGAGCGGCTTGAGCCGAGGATGCAAGTGGGCGGTCCGGCGGTGAAGCTGACCGCTCGTGCGGCGGCCAGGGCTGAGGCAAGGCTGGCCGAGAAGGCGGCAAAGGAAGCGGCCGAGAGGGCGGCGAAGCAGGCGGCGCCAGCCACATCTAGCCTGAGCGGGGCACTGCGCCCATCTGTAGAGCCGGTAAGAGGTCAGACAAGTCGAGAACTGCGGGCGTTGCAAGAGAAGCAGTTGACGCCGGAGCAGAAGGAGGTATTCGCTGAACTTAGGCGGCGCTATCCAGATTTTGGATCGGCCGCAAAGTTCATGACGCCGCAGGAGGTGATGAAAATCATTGCCCGCCCTGATAGCGCTTCTGCAATGAATCGTCTCTTGCAGACGCTGCCGTCGGCGGAGAACTTGGCAGCCGTGGCCAAGGCTGGCGAGCCCAAGCGCGGGTGGTATCGAGCGTCCACGCAAGCGATCATCGATGTGTTCGGTCTGGAAGACGCGCCACGGTTCTCGGCGTTGCTGGCGGCAATGTCTCCGCAGACTTCTGTTGAGATGAACCTGCTGAACACTCTCAACACCTGGAAGAATTGGACTGCGGCCGGACGCCCGACGGACGCCGCCAAGATCCGTCAGATCATGGGCCAGTCGGTGGCAGGTACGAAGGGCGAGGATTCGGTGCTGCAGGCGTGGGCCAACAACGCCACCAGGGCGCTGCAAGCGGCCGACCCCACTGAGGTTGTGTTGTCCGGGCCCAAGGTGGATTCGTTCTACCGCAACCTTGCTGATGACGTCTATCGTGTCACCAACGATGCATGGATGGCCAGCGGTCTTGGCGTTGGTCAAGACCTGTTCAGCGGCTCGCCTACGGCGTCGCAACTGCAACGCGGGGATCCCGGCCTGAGCACCGGCTACATGGGGACGAGCGCTCGTGTTCGTGAGGCTGGTCAGCGTGCTGGGATCTTGCCGTCGGAGGCACAAGAGACGACATGGTCGTTCTTCATGCCGCTGTATGAAATGCAGGCTCAGACCGGGTTGCCGGCGCGAGACATCCTGCAGCGTGGTCTGTTGACGCCGGAGAAGATCCGCGGCACGCCTGACTTTTCGACCCTTCTTAACCAGGGCAAGTATGGGGACATCTTGCGTCAGGCGGGGTATGAGCAGCAGTTGTCTGCACTGAAGCCCGGGGAGTTCAGCACCAGGACGGCTGATCTGACGTTACCCGAGCAGCGCGAGTTGGAGGCTGCCGCGAAGCGTTTGGAGGGCTTGAAGTCCATGCGCGGCGCCGAGAGCAGGTCTCGTTCAATCAGCTTGCCACCGCCGGGGCAAAGGGCGGCGTCGGCTTTTGCTGTTGAACCTCATGAGTACATCCCGGGAGCAGGTGTCGGGCTTGGCGAGTCGATGGTGAACGCGCCGATCGGCACTAGAGAGCACTACTCGTCATCCATTTCGTCGCTCTTCCGCGATCCTATGGGGCGCGATCGATTGCAGCGTGCGGTTGGTCTGAACCCTTTGCCGACCCGATCGGGCACCGGAGCTTTCCGTCCCAGCGGTGGTGTGCCATACCAAGGCATGGCCAGAGAAGAGGCTGTCACTCAGAGGATGCCCGTGGAGTCGCAGCCAGCGTTTGCCTCGGTGGCTGAGGTCCCTGTCCTTGCCGGAGGCCTGGACATCGCCCAGAAAGCCAAGGATAGGCTTGGTGCGGCTGCCGCGACGAGGGGATACCTGACCGGCCAGCATGGGTCGACATACAACGTCCACATCCCACGCGACAAGGGAGAGAGTTTCCTCGTCCCGTTGGAGGGCAAGGCTGATGCGGACGCCATGAGGTACATCTACTCAATGCTGGATGACGCGGGCTATCTCGCCGACACTGGTGCTGGCGTGAACGTGCTGCACAACAAGTACAAGTCTGGAAATGCGCCGTTCTCTCCTTCAGAGATGACAGATATGATGACGATTTTGGAGGGCAAGGGCATCGTCCCCGGTCGCAATGTGAGCGACTACATCGACTATTCGCCGGCATGGATGGGGCCGCGCGGATCCGGGGCTGCAACGCGCGAGTTGCTTGATCGCATTGATCCTCTGAACGCCCAGGAGAAAGCGGCTCTTTCCAAGGAGGCTCAAGACATCTCTGGGGGCCTGTACGACTTGTACTCGAAGAAGTCCAAGATCACTGGTGACGAATACCGCTCTGACCTCATGAGGGCCCTGCAGATCCTTCGGGACAAGGGTCTTCCCGGGTTGGCTGCAGCGCTCGCTGCCGGCGAGGCATTGCCTTCTGAGCAGCAGGGCGGGCTGCGCCCATAGTCAAGATGTACCCTCTGCGCTGCGCCTCCAAGAAGGACACAACCTCAGAATGAGGCGCCTTGCGCCATCCGCACAGCCCAAAGATGCCCTCCACCCTCTCACCGTTCTCCCGCGTGAACCTCACGCAGATTGTGTTGTCGCTGTCAGCCCACCAAGTGATGCGCGGCCTCCTGTCAGAAACCTTTGCCATTACGCTCTCCGCTCAAGGAAACAAGAGCGGAAGTGTAACCACAACTTAAACGAGGCGCAAGAAGATGGCAACTGAGTTCCCGATCGACCCAGAGTTCAACCGCTTCGTGGAGGGCATGCCCGACGACGCCGATGGCGAGACGCCTGGGGTGGAGGTGGACCTTGAACTGTCCGAGTCGGACATCCAGGAGCTTCCTGACGGCTCTGCGGTGGTGACGCTGGACACCAACGGGCCGATGGACAACGAGGACTTCTACCAGAACCTCGCCGACAGCGATGTGCTGGACTCCATCGACCTGAACTCGATGGCCCTGAAGTACATCCAACTGGTGGAGAAGGACCGCGAAGCCCGCAAGCAGCGGGACAAGCAGTACGAGGACGGCATCCGCCGCACTGGGATGGGCAACGACGCCCCTGGTGGCGCCTCGTTTGCGGGTGCCAGCAAGGTCGTACACCCGGTGATGGCCGAGGCGTGCATCGACTTTGCGTCCCGCGCCATCCGCGAACTGTTCCCGGCTGACGGGCCGACGCGCACGAAGATCCTCGGTGACGTCGATCAGGAGAAAACTGACATCGCGGAGCGCAAACGCGACTTCATGAATTGGCAGTTGACCGAGCAAATCGAGGAATTCCGCGACGAGCAGGAGCAATTGTTCACGCAATTGCCTCTTGGTGGGTCGCAATACCTCAAACTCTGGTACGACGAGGACAAAAAGCGTCCTTGCGCCGAGTTTTTGCCCATCGACAACGTGCTTTTGCCCTTCGCGGCGTCGAATTTCTACACTGCGCCGCGTGCAACGGAG